TCGATCCCGCCGCGCAGGTACTTCGTATCGGGCGACAGGTAGGGGTTCGACAGCCGGTCCGGATCGACGCCCTCGAAACAGGTGGCGAACTTGGCGCCACCCGCGCCCAGGCGGTCCGGCCGCCAGTGGGCGACCATGAGGCTCTCGCCGTCGACCAGCTTGTGCCCCAGACTGAGCCGGAACATCTGCGCCAAGGTGAGGTTACGTTCCTTGTCGCAGTATCGGCCGAGATCGTCGGCATATTCGCGGAACAGGGCTTCGGTGACCTGCCGGAAGTCGCGGGCCCAGACCTCGTCGAAGGCCGGGCCGCCATAGAGCTGCAACGCCCGCCAGTCGGGCTTGGCGATCACGCGAAAGGACGAGCCCACCGTGTTATCGAGGATGCGTCCGACAACGCCCTTGGCCCAGCCGTCGTTGCGGACCAGGTCGCGGGTGCGGGCGACGACGCGATCGCGGTGGAGATTGATCTCCTGGTCCGGCGAGCGGATCCAGGGATGCCAGTCTCCGAGATCCTGGCTGTGAAAGTTCGCGCTGTCGTAGGCGTTGGACCAGCCCGTACCCGCGAGGGTGGGCCCAAGCGGCAGGCCCGGCCCGCCATCGAGACTGGCGCGCATTCGGCCACGGGATGTCGCACTCGCACGCACCGCATCCGCCAGCCCGGCCGGGACCGGGCGACTGTCGGGGCCGTAGAGGACGGGAAGGGTTCCGGACACTAGAAGTAGGGCCTGAAAGCACGCCGGCCCGTGCCGGGGATGCCGAGTTGCTGCTGCATGAGCTTGATCGACTGGACGAGTGCGGCGAGGTCGGTCTGACGGAAGGTCACCGACTTCGTCCCATCACCCTGGCCGTAGGTCGCGGTCGCCACCTGCTGGCCGGAAGAGAGGGCGAGATAGGCGGCCTGAGCCTGGACCAGGTTGGCCCGGACGACAGCGTCGTCCATGCCGGCCAGGATCGAGCTGTTAGGATCGAAGGCCACGCGGGCTACTTCGCGGCCTTGGGCCGCGCACGGCGTGCGCGCGGGGCTTCGGGTTCGGCCTCGAGCGCCAGCTCGGGTTGGGCGGGAGGCGGCGGCGCGGCGGCGGCCTGGGTCGCGGCGACCTTGGCGTCCAGCGAAGCCACGCTCGCGGCCGCAGAACGACGCGCGGCGATCGCGTCCGGATCGACTTCGAAATAGACGTGGCAGTAGTGCGCCGACGTCACGGTCGGGAACGCGGCATGCCGGCCGACGTCCTGGACCGGCGGCAGGGCGCGGCATTCCAGCCGACCCGGGATCTTCACGATCCCGCCGCCGGCTTCCGAGGCTTCCACCTCGTGGCGCTTGCGGCACACCGCGCAGGAATGATCATCCTTCGAGACGGGCATGTAGATTCCTTTGCGTGGCGGTCGCTGAGCTAGCTCGGCAGCCGGCCGGCCATCGCCTTGATCGCGGCCTCGCGGCCACCAGCCGTCCCCACAGCCTTAGCGTCGGCCGCCAGGGTCGCCGGGTCGATGACCGAGACGTTGTTGTCCCATTCAGCCGCCCAGGCCGGAGGGGCGTCCCAGGTGATGCGGGTGGCGCCGTGGAGGTGGGCGACCACCTGGTTGATGACCATCAGGTCGAGCGCCTCGTTCTTGGCGTTCGCCTTGATCTTCTCCCACCGGCCGGGCGTCTTCTCGTGCTCGCTGACGAGCTGCTCGAACCAGGGATGCGGCGACTTCGCGGCCTTCAGGGCGGTCGGGAAGTGGATGAAGCCCGGCCCGGGCTCGGCGGTCTGCAGCTGGCCTGAGAGATCGTCCTTGAACAGGTTCGGGTTGAAGAGCGCGATCGGCACTTCGCCCCGCGCGGCCGCCTTGTTCGCCGTCGTCTGGGTGTCCGGATAGGTCACCGTCAGGCGCTTTTCGTCCCGGCCCTTGCCGCCCTTGGTGGGGATGATCGTCCACACCTCGCGGCCGGCGATCTTGCCCAGGGTCCGGGCGCCGTTCGGAACCTTGCGCCAACGCTTGTGGGCCGCGTAGGCCTTGGCGGTGACGCCGGCCTGCCCGCCGCTGTCGTAGCCCATCGCGCGGATCTTCATGACCCGGCCGGAGCCGTCGGCGAGCGGGTAGACGCGGTGGAACAGCTCCAGCAGCAGGTCCCAGTCGGCTTCCGAGGTCGCGGGCTCGACAGGCCGGCCGGTCGCGGGATTGGTGGCGATCCGCCCCTGATCGACGATCCAGCTCTCGCCGGACCTTCCCCACCCGCGCGCCAGGTAGTCGAAGCCCCAGGCCTGGACGTCGACCGCCAGGGTGATGAAGCGCACGCCGTGCGGGACGACGCCCAACTTCAGCTCGTGCTCGGCGCGATCGGCCAGGGTGTTGGCGTCGACCGTGCCCTTCGCCTTCTTCGGCGAGTAGGGCAGACCCCACTTCTTGACGATCACCTCGCGGGGCGAAACCAGCTCCTCGCCCGCGACCTCGAACGCCCGCTCGGCCTTGACCCGGGACTTGGCCAGGCCGCCGATCCCGCCGAGCACGAAGGGCGACATGGCGCCGACGATCCAGACACCGGCCGTGTCACGATGCGCGAGCTCGCCGGTGACCGTGCCGTCCTCGGCGATCTCCATGCCCTCCCCGATCCATCCGTCCAGGGAGCCGGGGTTGCGGAAGGCGGAGAGGTTCATGGCCTCGCGATGGTGGTTCTCGATCAGGCAACCGTTGACCGGGCAGAGCAGCCGGGCCTCGCGCTCGACCACGTCCAGGGGGACGTCATCGTCATCCGGGTAGTGGATGACCATGTAGCGGCTGGCGTTCGGATTGGGGCTGGAGAAGGCCCCGCAGTGCGGGCATTTCCACCACCAGGTGCACCGCGTGCTGTCGGCGTAGAAGGCCATGATCCCGGCCGTCCAGTCCTCGGCGGGGTTCATGCCGCGCGCGAGGTCGGGGTGGCTGAGCGCCAGGACCATGGAATGCTGGCCGAAGGTCTGGCGGCGCACGTCGAGCACTGGCTGGACGTCGCCGAGCCACTGGTAGTTGTCGACCTCGTCGGCGACGATCCGCGGGGCGGACTTGTTGATGATCGTGCGCGGGCCGAAGGAGAGGAACTCCACCGACATGCCCTTGAAGCGCTTGAAGTGCAGGCTGTCGTCGACGGGCCGCTTGCCCAGGCGGTCGAGGAGGCAGTCGTGGTCGGTGATGAACGGGTTGATCGTGCCTTTGACGTAGCTCTCGATGCCGTCGTCGGACTGCATGTACCAGAGCATGTCGGCGGCGTCGGTGACCACCGAGTGGCCCAGCCAGTTCTCCGCGATCACCGTCTTGCCCACCTGCCCGGGCCCGACCACGGCGACGGTCAGGTACTCGAGGCTGGTCAGGCAGCGGGACGGCCAGACCGTGTAGGGCGCCTTCTCGTGGCTGTACTGGCCGACGTGGCCGCCGCCGGCGTTGTTCAGCCAGCGGTCGCGGACGGCCCAGCCTGGGACGTCGATAAGCTCCGGCGGCGCGAGACCCGCGAAGATGTCGCCGACCAAGTCGTGGGCGTCGGCGTAGGCGAGCTCAGCCATCGGCCTTCGCGTCGACCTTGAGGTTGCGCATCGACGTCACCAGGTGGCGGCGGGCGTCGTCGAGCTCCTGGCGGATCACCGGGATCGCGCTGTCCGGCAGGTTCAGCCGGCGCGCCAGGGTCTCCGGCAGCTTGTTGAAGCCTGAGGCCATCCGGGCCACGCCCTCGGCCAGGGCCATGCGAAGTTCGGCGACCTCCACGAGCTCGCCGCGCGAGCGCTTGATCTTGTCCTCGAGGAGCTGCGCCTGGGCCGCGTCGCGACGCTGGCGGGCCGTCTCCTCGCCCGAGTGACCGAACTTCGTGGGCGCCGCCGGCTCCGGCGTGGCGGGCGCTTCCGGCTCGCCCTCAGGCTGCAGGTAGGCGGTGATGGCGTCGAAGTCGAACACCCAGCCGCCGGCCCGCGTGCCGCGCTTCTCCACCGGGAACGCGGCGTCGCCCTCGAGCCGCCGTTCCAACTTCATGCGCGACCAGTTGAGGAACTTGCACAGGTGGGACTTCCCGCCCGTCCGCCGCTCCGGAGCCGCGGCCACCGCCGCCTCGCCCATGGCCGCCTCCAGAGTCTCGTTGCCGTGTCTCGGGTTTTTTTTGGTCACCGACCGGAAGAGCACGGGGCGCGCAATGCCCGCGTTGGTCGGTAGGGGCCTGGAAGGACCCGCGGCGATCAGCTGAGGGCGGCCAGGGCCGCGAGGCACTCGTCTTCGGACAGGCCGCCCTGCACCTCGGCTCCGCTGCGCTCGATCAGCCAGAGGCCTTGCGTGCAGCGCACTTCGATCGAGGTGTCGGAGAGGCGGGTGCGCGCCGTGGTCACCGCGTCGAAGAGCGCATCGCCAACCATCTCGCGGAGGGGATCGTAGGTATCCATGGTCACCCTCTCAGCGGGCAGTGGCTTCAGCCTTGGCGAGCGCCTTGGCCAGTTCGTCTGCGAAGTGCTGCTGTACGGCGCGCGCCGTTGGCCCCTTGAAGTCCAGGTGCTGGTGCACGGTCTGCGGATCGGTGAAGCGGACCAGCAGCTTCAGGGTCGTGCGGTTGTTGTAGCCCACCAGCCCCTGGGCTTCGTTGTTCTTGATGTGGTGCGAGCCCTTCGTGCCGTAGCCGCCCTTCCGGCGCTCACCACGTGCGGGCCGCTGCCAGACGCCGCTGACCA